TATCCCAGAACAATGGTCTATGCCTCCCTACATTGATGACTATGGTAATTCACAAATAGAAGAAGCAATAGAAGCAATACAATTAGAAAGAGAAAGATGGAAAAATGAATTAAATGGTGAACAATTTCAATTAAGAATATCTCAGAAACCATTAAACATTTCTGAGGCATTTGCATATAGAAAAGCTTCAATATTTCCACAAGGTGTATTATCTAAACAACTTAAGAAGATTGAAGAAAAAGAATATCCATATGAATTAATTGATTTAACAAGAGAGCAAGAAGGAATAGTAGCTAAGAGATCTAACAAATTACCTATATCTAGATTTCCTGTTGATAGAAAACAACATGATAAGACTGGTGTAATAGTAGTATGGGAAAGACCAACATCTGCACGTCCAGACTTTGGACAGTACTATGCATCTATTGACCCTGTGTCAGAAGGTAAAACCACAACTTCAGATTCATTGTGTAGTATATTTGTATATAAAAATGCTGTAGAAGTAATTAGAGAAACAGTAGCAGGAGATACAGAACAGTTTATAGAGAAAGATAAAATAGTAGCTGCATGGTGTGGTAGATTTGATGATATAAATAAAACACATGAAAGATTAGAGTTGCTTGTAGAATGGTATAATGCATGGACAATTGTAGAGAATAATATATCATTATTTATTCAACATATGATAGCAAGAAGAAAACAAAGATACTTGGTACCTAAACAACAAATACTATTTTTAAAAGATCTTGGCTCTAATAAATCAGTATATCAAGAATACGGTTGGAAAAATACTGGTACATTATTTAAAAGTCATTTAATATCATATGCTATAGAATTTATAAGAGAAGTAATTGATGAAGATTTAGATGATAGTGGTAATGTAATTACACAAACATTAGGTGTAGAAAGAATACCTGATCAAATGCTATTAAAAGAAATGTTAGCGTATTATCCTGGACTTAACGTAGATAGACTGGTAGCTTTTGGTGCATTGATTGCATTTGTAAAAATACAACAATCTAACAGAGGATACTCTAAAAGACGTGAATCAGAGGATAAATCCTTGGTAAACTCAGAAAATTTGTATAAATTAAAGTATAGCCCGTTTAAGAATATTGGTAGGGGTAGAGGTAGTTCAAGCAGTAAGATCAAAAGATCTGGATTTAAAAATTATAAATAGTAAATATGAGAGTATTAAATGCAATGCAATTAAAGAATGGTGCTAAGGCAGAAAGTGGACCTACATTTTCTAGTCTAACACAACCAACTCAATTTTTACCATTTTCTAAAAAGACAGATGATTGGGCTGCTTGGAATCTTGATTGGTTAGAATTACAAGGTATTGAATTTTTACGTTTAAATGCAAGAAGACTTTTAAAGAATTATAAACTTGCTAAAGGTATTATTGATAAAACAGATTACATTGTAGAACCAGACAATGATTATAAAGACATGATGGATGTTCTTACTAAAGAGAATGACTCTGCATTAGAGTTAAAGTTTTATCCTATTGTACCAAATGTTATAAATGTATTAACAGGTGAGTTTGCTAAAAGATATTCTAAGGTTCAGTTTAGAGCAGTTGATGATGCATCTTATAATGAGATGCTAGAACAAAAAAGAATGCAAGTAGAGCAATCTTTATTAGCTGATGCTGAGAGACAGCTTACTATGAAGATGCTTGATATGGGTATGAATCCTGGATCAGAAGAAGGATTAAAACAACTATCACCAGAAAATTTAAAAACTTTACCAGAAATAGAAGACTTCTTTAGTAAGTCATATAGAAGTATGGTTGAAGAATGGGCATCACATCAACTTGCAGTAGATGAAGAAAGATTTCATATGCAAGAACTAGAAGAAAGAGGATTTAGAGATATGCTTATAGCAGATAGAGAATTCTGGCATTTCCGTATGCTAGAAGATGACTATGATGTAGAGCTATGGAATCCTGTATTAACCTTCTATCAAAAGTCTCCAGATCAAAGATATATAGCAGATTCAAACTATGTAGGTAAAGTAGATCTTATGACTGTATCTGATGTAGTTGATAGATATGGATATTTAATGGATAAGAAACAACTTGAATCTTTACAAAAAATATATCCAGCAAGATCAGCACAATATCAAGTTAATGGTTATCAAAATGATGGTGCATATTATGATGCTAAAAGATCACATGCGTGGAATACACAAATGCCTGGTTTAGCATATAGACAATACACAAGTAATTATTGGAATGATCCATCAGCAGGTGGAGATATTCTAAGTGAAATACTAGATCAGAGTGAAGACATGACACCTTTAGATGAAGGTAATTTAATGAGAGTTTCTACAATATATTGGAAGACTCAACGTATGTTAGGTCATTTAACTAAAATAGAAAATGATGGTGAAGTAACACAAGAAGTAGTTGATGAAACATTTAAGATTACTGAGAAAGCAGTATATGATACTTCTATTTTTAAGAACAAGACAAAGGAAAATTTATTACAAGGTGAGCATATAGATTGGATATGGATTAATGAAGTATGGGGTGGTGTTAAAGTTGGTCCAAATTTACCAGCCATGTGGAGATCTACAATGGGTGACAACATTAATCCAATATATATAGGAATAAATAGAACTAAACCTGGTAGGTTGCCTTTTCAGTTTAAAGGTAATAATACACTATATGGGTGTAAACTTCCTGTAGAAGGAAGAGTATTCTCAGATAGAAATACCAGATCAACTTCATTAGTAGATTTAATGAAGGCATATCAAGTTGGGTACAATATGGTTAATAACCAGATTGCAGACATTCTAATAGATGAATTAGGAACAGTAATCATGTTTGATCAAAATGCTTTGCCACGTCACTCAATGGGAGAAGACTGGGGTAAAAATAATTATGCAAAAGCATGGGTAGCAATGAAAGATTTTCAAATGCTTCCTCTAGATACTTCAATTACTAATACTGAGAATGCCACCAACTTTAATCATTATCAGACTTTAAACATGGAGCAAACTAGCAGATTGATGTCAAGAATTCAATTAGCTAATTATTTTAAACAACAATGCTTTGATGCAATAGGTATTAACCCACAACGTTTAGGAGGAGCTGTATCAGCACAAACTGCAACAGGGGTAGTACAGGCTATGCAACAATCATATGCTCAAACAGAGATGTATTTTGTACAGCATTCAGATCAACTTATGCCAAGAGTACATCAAATGAGAACTGACTTAGCACAATATTACTGTAGTAATAATCCAAGTGTTAGGTTATCTTATATATCTACAGAAGCACAAAAGGTTAATTTTACTATTAATGGAACAGATTTATTAATGAGAGACTTTAATATATTTGCTACTACTAAAACTAATCACCGAGCTATCTTAGAGAACTTAAAACAAATGGCTTTAACTAATAATACTACTGGAGCAAGTATCTATGAATTAGGTAATATTGTTAAAGCAGACTCAATTGCAGAAGTAACTGACATACTAAAAGACTCTGAAGTTAGACAACAACAACAACGTCAACAAGAAATGCAACAGCAACAGCAAATGCAACAACAAGCACTTGAAGCAAAAGCTCAGGAAGAACAACAAAAGCTACAAGTAGAGATTTCTGAAAATGATAAAGATAGACAAAATGATATTACTTTAGCTGAAATAAGATCAGCTGGTTTTGGATCTGCAGTTGATATAAATAAAAATCAACAATCTGATTATCAAGATGCTATGAAAGATATTAGAGAAACTACACAGTATAGAGAACAAATGAATCTTAAACGTGAAGAATCAAATTCTAAACAAATGATGGAAAGTAGTAGATTAGATGTTGAAAGAGAGAAGATATCTGCACAAAAACAAATAGCTGACACAAAACTCCAAATAGCAAGAGAGAACAAAAATAAGTATGATGTTGGGAAATCAGGAGATAAAAAATAGGCGTTAGCTATATACTGCTAAAAACTTTCAAATTTTTTTAAATATTATAAGTTTGTTTTAATAAACATTTCTTATATTATATATATAGAAAGTATTAATTATTAAAACCAACATAATTATGAGTTCAGAAGAAACAACTATGGATAGTAAAGTAGAGACTGTAGATATTAATTTAGATGAGATCTTTAATGGTGCACCAGGAGGTGACACTATGACTTTACCAGAGGAGAAAAAAGAAACTCCTAAACAAAAAAATATTTTTTCAGGAAATAATAACAAATCAGATTTTTCTTTTGCTGATCCTGATCAAGATGATGCTGATGATTTAACAGCTAAGGTTGAAGAAACCAAAGTAGAAGCAAAAGAAGAAGGAAAAGAAGAGGTTAAAGTAGAAGAAGTAAAAGCAGAAGAAACTAATAAAGAAGATGCTGCTGATATTTTAGATACATTAGACAATGAAACAGAAGAAGAAGTTGTCAAAACTAAAAAAGGTAGAAAGCCAATCAGTGGTATATCTGATGTTTTTTCAAAATTAATTAAGGATGATAAAATTGTTCCTTTTGATGATGATAAAGATTTAAATGATTATACTGCTAAAGACTGGGAAGAGCTTATACAAGCTAATTTAGAGGAGAAGGCTAACCAGGTTAGACGTGAAACTCCTAAACAGTTTTTTGATAGTTTACCACAAGAATTGCAAATAGCTGCAAGATACGTAGCTGATGGTGGTCAAGATTTAAAAGGATTATTTTCAACACTATCACAAGTAGAGGAAAGTAAATCTTTAAATATTAAAGAAGAGAGGGATCAAGAAAAAATTATAACTGAGTACTTAAGTGCAACAGGTTATGGTACTTCAGAAGAGATCCAAGAAGAAATAGAAATTTGGAAAGACTTAGGTAAGTTAGAGAAACAAGCTTCAAAGTTTAAACCAAAATTAGATAAGATGCAAGAAAAAGTTGTTGCAAGAAAACTGCAAGAACAAGAGTTGAAGAAAAAACAACAAGAACAAGCATCTCAAGAATATATGAAAAATGTATATAATACATTAAAAGATGGTAAGATTAATGAAATAAAGGTAGATAAAAAAACACAAGCTATGTTATATAATGGTTTGGTATCTCCATCTTATCCATCTGTGAGTGGTAGAAATACTAATTTATTAGGACACTTACTAGAAAAATATCAATTTGTTGAGCCAAACTATGGTTTAATATCTGAAGCATTATGGTTGCTACAAGATCCAGAAGGATATAAAGCAAAGATAATGGATAAAGGTGCACAAAAAAGTGTAGAGGCAACTGTTAGAAAATTAAAAACAGAACAGGCTAATACTGGTGGATCTTCTTCATTAGGGGTTAAAGACAAAGAACCTTCAAATGCTAGAACAACAGGTAGAAAAAAACTACAAAGGGCTAACAACATTTTTAAACGCATTTAATTAGGTAAATTAAATATAAATGAAAATTAATTATTAATCAAAAACAATCAAATTTATGGCAACTCCAGTTTTAAATAATGGGATTTTCCTACGTGATACAAGCTACAAAGCTAGTTCACATGTTGATTCTTATCACCTTACACAGATGCTTGGCAATGCTGAGCCTATGGATATGGGACCAATTGATTTATGGGCAATGACTCAGAAGGTAGAAATGCCTTTATATCAAATGGCATCATTCGGTGGAAAGAATACAATCATGGTGGACAACGCTAGAGGTGAGTACAAGTGGCAAACTCCTATTGCACAAGATCTACCTTACATAGTAGCAGATATTGACGCTGCAAATACTTCAAAAGGTATTGACGGAACAACTTTCCAGATTAAGATCAACAAAAGAACTTTTGGACATGGTGACATTATTACTTATGATAAGTATAATGGTCTTGAACTTTACATTACAGCTGATGATATTATCCCAGCAGGTGATGGTTTTGTTTACACTGTTCAATTAGTAAATAATAACAATGCCGCTACTCTTGATGCAAAATACTTAGCTAAAGGTACAAAGTACTTTAGAAAAGGTTCTGCAAGAGGTGAGTACGGTGAAAGATTCTCTGACATTGAAACAGGTTCAGGTTTCCGTGAATTCTACAACTTTGTAGGAGGAGCAGAAGCACATGTACATTATTCAATTTCTTCAAGAGCAGACTTAATGATCAAAGGCGGATTAAACGCTGATGGTACAGTTCCTGTTACTGAGATTTGGAGAAACTTCAACACAGATCCAAACAATCCATCAGTACCTAGTATTGAAGGACTTGTAGCAAACATGGGTAAAGCAGGTGCTAGAGAAGCATTTGAGAATGGAACTCTAACAAGAACTTTCATTACAAATATGGAAGCAGCTCACTTATCTAAAATTGCAACGGATATTGAAACTTACCTAATGTGGGGTAAAGGTGGTAGAATTAAGCAAGATGGACCGGATGATATTAGATTATCTGTAGGTTTATGGGCACAGTTAGATAACTCTTTCAAGAGAGTATATAACAAGTCTTCATTTACACTTGACATGTTTAAATCTGAACTTTATAACTTCTACCAAGGTAAAGTTGAGTTCAAAGGACCAGACCCACAAAGATCACTTGTTGTACAAACAGGTATTGGTGGTATGCAATTAATCAACAAAGCTATTGCTGATGAAGTGTATGGTTCAGGATTAGTACAAAATGCTTCTGAGATTGGAGCAGTATCTGGTTCAGGAATGGATCTAGATTATGGTTTTGCTTACACAAGCTTTACTATTCCTTTCTTAGCTAACGTTAAGTTTGTATTGAATCCAGCATTTGATAACTTAAACACTAATGACATTGAGAATCCATTAATTGATGGAAGACCTCTAAGTTCATTTAGCTTTATTATCTTTGATGTAACTGATGAAGGAAATGACAACATTCACTTGTTGAAACTTTCTTGGGATAATCAACTTAAGTGGTTCTACCAAAATGGTACTATGGACTACATGGGAAGAACTCAAGGATTTGCATCTACTGGTCAGTTCAATGGATACAGAGTATATATGACTCAAACCATGCCAGCTATATGGGTTAAGGATCCAACTAAAGTTCTTAAAATTGTAATGAGAAACCCTGTTACAGGAGGATCATTCTAAGAACTATAACATTAAAGGGGAGGTGGTTTATGCCTCCTCCCTTTTTATTTTTAACCTTTAAATATAATAATCATGGGAGCACCAAAACAATTAACTAAGCTGAAGCAACAATTTGAAAGCCCAGCTTATGAAGGTGTATCAAGAGCAGAAACAGGAAATGCTAGATTACTACATGTAAATGAAGTAATTAGTTGGATACGTGATGTAGCCAGTTCTGATTCATATGCAGATGAAGCGGCAGCAGTTGCAGCCGGTTTAAAAAAGGGTGATATATATCATACAGCAGGAGCTTTAAAAATTGTTATAGGCTAAAAGTCAAAAACTTTAGCAAGGGTAAAACCTTGCTTTAGAAATATTAGTAATAATAAAATGTGCATTAAGTTGCATTATTTGACGTGAGTAACAATTATTAATTTTTAAAAAAAACCAAAGAATGGAAGATTACACTATTGTTGAAAAGTATCAACACAAAAAGAAGGCTAGCACTATTGCTATACGTCCTTATTTTAATCCCTCAAAAGAAAACATGGGATTAGAACAATATGGTATGGCTATGCATGATGGAGTATATCATGAAGAGTCATTAGCATGTTTAGAAATGAATGGAGTTAAGAGATATGTAACAGGATTAAATGAGTTTGCTCCTGAAGTAAAGATGTTACCTCCTAAAGAAAAGAAGGCAAAGATTGCAGAAATCAGAAAAGTTGTTTCTGAATTAGAAGCTGAATTAGCAGCAAATCAAGTTGATCCAGAAGATAAAGACTTTTGGAACAAGCTAACTGTAATGAAGCCTGATAATTCTAAGTTTTGGGATAAGATTTCTTTAAGATGTGGTAATGATCCAGTGTATTTAGATGGTCATTTAGATCCATATGATAGAATTAAATTACATGCAATTAGAGCTGGTGGTTTTTCTATTGTAGCTAAATCTTTGAAAGAAGCAAAAGCAGGTAATGATAACCATAAGTTTTATTTAGATACAGTTGAAGAAACACTTACAACTAGAACTGAATTAACTAAATTAAAGAATAGAGCATTGACATCTTTGCAAAACTTATATGATTCAGATACTACAAAATTAATGTATGTATCTAAAGTATGTGATGCTGACAGTGTTCAATATACTAAATCAACACCTAATGATGTAATGTATGAAAACATGGATGAATACATTAATGGAAGAGGTGCAGAGAACAATAAGAAAAGAGCTGCTAAACAATTCTTAGATGTATCTAAATTAGATATGGAAGAATTGAAAATTAGAGCACTAATTAAAGATTGTTTATATTATAGATTTTTAACTACAAAAGCAGGTGGATGGATTGAACCAATTGATAGTGGTATTAGATTAGGTAAAAGACCAGCTGAATGTTTAGAGTTTTTAAAAGATCCAAAGAATGAAGAAACACTATTATCTTTATTAGATAAAGTTGACCCATATTGGAATTCATAAATATTAAAAAATGGAAAATAACACGGCATTCTTAAAACTCAAACAAAGACTAAATAAATTAGATAGTCAAGATTATGATAATATTGAGTGTTGGCAATTTATTGAGGCTTTTAATAAAGCTCAAATAGAATGGTGTAGAAGAAATTTACATGGTGGTAATATGTATAAAGAAGGAGATGAATTATCTAAGAAAAGAATAGATGATTTACAACCTTTGTTAAGAGAGTTATCTTTAGCAGGTACAGTTACACCGGAGTATTTTGAATCTACTAATTTTCCAGTTGATACTTATTTAGAATTTAAAACTGTTACCACTGATGCAAACCAAGAGTGTTGTCCTGAACCAAGATCAATGACTGTATATTTGGCTGAAGAAGCTAATGTACCATTGATCTTAAGGGACCCACTTAAGAACCCTAGTTTTGAATGGGGTGAAACGTTTTGTACAATGTTAAATAATACAATAAGAATATACAGAAATACAGATTTTAATATTGTAAATCCTGTATTAACTTATTATGAGAAGCCTACAAATATACAAATGATTGGATGTGTAGATCCTTATACGGGTTTAACAAGTGCTGTCAATGTAAATTGTGAGTTCAAAGATGACTTAGTTGAAGTTATGCTTGATGACACTGCAGCTATTATAGCAGGTGATATTGAGAATTCATATCAGCAACAAAGAGGAACTCAGGCTGCTGAAAGAAATAATTAATAAATTGCTTATCTGGTAGAAAAGTGGTATATTATTATAGTAACACTAAAGTTACGAACAGAGTAAACTGGTAAAATCTTTATTTATTAACTAGTGGGGGTAATGGTCCTCACACAAATTTATTTATTATGGCTTATTTTAATAATGCGTTTAACAAGACATTTGTTGTAGATTCTGTGCAATTAGCTGCAGGGACTGCTTCAGGTGCACTTGCCGCAGGACAATTAGGTTTAGTAGATGGAGCTGACTGGGAAACTGTATTAGTTGCTGGTGGTGGAGTTGCGGCTCCAATTACTGCTGGTGCACTTGCTTATGTAGTTGAAGGTTCTTTCTATTCTAAAGACACAATTGGTAACAATCCTGGTCACGGTGGGTACAAAGAGTCTGTAAAATCTAAGGGTATCAACCCAAGATATATTACAAGACTATGGGCTGCAAACTGCTTTGATGCAAGTCAAGCTACTGCTAAATTATGTTTAGCATCAGATTGTGCTCCATGTGGTAAAACACAATTTATGAGAATTGACGTGAAGGGATCTCCTGCACTAAGATTCTTAAATCACAATGCATATGCAATTGCTGACTCAGCAAATGTATGTTGTATTGATGGACAAGAATATATTGACCCTGCTCTTATCTTAGGAGTAATGGCTGATATGGCTCTTTCTGATCCATTAATCAAGCCGTTTGCTGCTGAAGGTGATGTAAATGGTCTTTTAGAAGCTGGATTAACTTTAGGTGCTGGTGCTGGTTACAGCGTTGCTGTACATAGTACTACTGCAGTTGATGGTAATGGTGCTGCAATTTCTGCATCTACACGTCCAGGTTATGAACCAGCTAAGATAGAAGTATTAACTGTATCTGGTGGTGGTGCAACTGGTCCTATTGCAACTTATGATGTTGCTCAAGCAGGTGCTGGTTACAAAGATGGTGATGTTATAACTATTGTAGATGCTGGTGCATCTGCTGATGCTACATTAACTGTTGGTGCAGGTGGACTAACTTCTGGTGGTGTTGTTGTAACTAAAACAACTGCTGCTGGAGTAGTAACTACTGAAGTATATACTATTGCACAAGCTAAAGGTGATGGTGCTGGAGCATATGTTCCTTCAACTGATCCTAATGGAGCTGTTAAAGTTTCAGCATGTGTTAATGTTGTTGGTGCTTATGTAGACACTACATTTGGTAACTGTTCATTTGACACAAGAGATCACTTTAATGCAGAGCCTGTGGAAATCATTTTATCTTCTTTAGATGAAACTGGTAACCCATGTAATGACTGTGGTGTTGCTTCAAGAACTCCTGGTTCAATGCAACAAACTCAAGGTGAAGAAGTAATTAGAGAATTAATCATGTCTGAAAGATACCGTCAGTCTCCTTATAACCAAGGAAATGCTAGCAGTGCAAGAATCAGAGAGATTGAAATGTCTGATGAGCTTTTAGCTGCGGTTGATAGAACAGCTACTTATAGAGCTTACTATATCCAACACTCTGTGCCAAGATTCAATAACCCAACTGGTGTATTTGATAATGACCAGTATGTTTACAAAATTTATGCAAAATGTTCTGATGCTGCTGACCAAGCTGCAATCAAGAAAATTATGGAAAGTTTAGAAGCATGGGCTGGAGCAAATGGTAACAAAGTTGTTTTTGAAGATACTAATCTTTACATCTAATAAACAACAATGTTTAATTTAATTAGAGCAGGGGAGAAATCTCCTGCTCTTTTTATTTTAAATTGTCTGTAATTTTTTGTATATTATCTATATAGTATAATAAAGTAAGACATAAAATGGCAAAACAACATATATTAAGTTTAGAAATACCTGCAGTATCTAATTGTGAATTGTTGTGTATAAAAGATACAAGTCAATACAATAAGGAGTTAGCTGTAGATTGTGAAGAGCTTTTAATTACGTTACCAGGATATACTGTACCAGTACTTATTAAAGTAGATAAAGACTTTGATATGTGTTTAACTGCTTGCACCTTAGCATTACAAACAACAAATTGTGGGGTAACTCAGGAAAAAATACCTGATGGAATATACATTGTAAAATATAGTGTATCACCTAACTCTAAAGTTTATGTAGAATATAATCACTTAAGAGTAACTAGATTGCTTAATACTTATTATGAAGTATTATGTGATTTAGATGTGCAAGCTTGTCAACCTAATTCAACAAAGCAAGATCTTCTTGCAGAGATGAGTTATATTAGAACCATGATTGATGCAGCTGTATCAAATGTTGAATACTGTCAGTCTTCAGCACAAGGTATGCAGTTGTATAATTATGCAAAAGAAAGATTAAACAAAATAGCTTGTCCTTCAGGTGACTGTGGTTCAAGTTCTAAATATTTAATTTAAAAACCAACAAAATGGCAAATTGTGCACACTGTAATAAAAAATTTACTTGTGGATGTCAGAAGGCTAGTTTAGGAAATGGAGTGGTAGTTTGTAAACAATGTAAAGCAGCAGCTGAAGCAAATGTTGAAACATCAAGAGACTTAAATTTAGAATTAGCTAGACAACAGATACAAGATTTAAGAAGTAAATAAATATGGCAACAGCATTGACTGGAACATCAAATGAAGCTCAAGAAAAAGAGTTAGCTAAATTGAAGCGTATTCAAATAGAGCAAAGATTTGCTAGGCAATTTTATGCTCAGTTTAAATCATTAAAGTTTGGTATACAAGCTTGCTGTTATGAAGATTTAGAAAGTGCAACTATTAATAAAGAATTATGTGATTGGAAGAACTCTAGCAGTAGCAAAATTGTGGTAGCAACAGAAACTCCAGGAGTCTTTGTAGAACCATTAGCAACTGTTAATATAATGTCTAGTAAGACATGTCCTACTATTCCATCTAACGTATGTACTATAGTTGATTTAGCTAATATTATTGCTAAAGCAGGTACATACTCTGAATGTTTTGAAATAGCTTCAGACAAATGGGTTATTACACATAATTTAGGAAGGTATCCTTCTGTAACAGTTGTAGATAATGATAATAAAGTTGTTGTAGGAGATATTAAATATGATAATACTAATATAGTTACAATAACATTTGATGCAGCTTTTACAGGTTGTGCATTTTTAAACTAAAGACTAAAATAATTAATTAATAAACAAAAACAAGAACAATGGCAATTCAATTTCTAACGGGGTTAAATATAGATGGTAACATTGATTTAAACTCTAATCAATTAAAAGAGGTTAGGATAGATAATGAGAGTTCAGCTCCGTCTGGATCCCTAGGAAGAATCTATTATGACACTACTTCAAGCAAGCTGAGACTTTATAATGGGTCTTGGGTTGATATAACAACAGGTACAGATGGAAACACTACCTATGACTTAACAGCAACAGGTTCTAGTAATGGAACAGCTACAGTTAATCTTGTAGCTAGTAACCCATCTAGTACAGACAGTATTTTATTTACTGGAGCAGGTACTACAAGTGTAACTAGATCAGGTACAACAATTACAATAACTTCTAATGATAGTGCTTCAGGTACAGTGACTTCTGTATCAGCAGGTACTGGTATTTCAGTATCAGGGAATACATCAGTAAATCCAACAGTAGCTATTGACTATGCAGGAACTGACAATGCAATCTTAGCTGCTACAGCTGCAACACCTGTTGGTGCCGATACATTATGGTTTTCTGATGCAGGTGATAATACAATTAAAAAAGCTTTAATTTCATCAATGCCTGGATTTGGTAAAGATGGTACAGTAACTTCTGTAGGATCTGGAGCAGGTTTAACAGGTGGAACAATTACAGGCTCAGGTTCATTAGCTGTAGATTATGCAGGAACAGATAACGTTGTATTAGCTGCAGGAGATGGAACAAGTGTTACATTGGCAGATGGAGATGACTTTTTATTCTCTGATGCATCTGATAATAATGCTAAATATGCAAACTTAACTCAGTTAGCAACTTATATTAATGCAGGTGCAGGTTCTGTAACTTCTGTAGGTGTAAGTGGTGGAACTACTGGATTGTCTTTTAGTAATTCCCCAATTACAAGTAGTGGTACTATGACAGCAAGTGGTACTCTTATTACTACAAATGGTGGTACAGGACTAAGTAGTTACACTTCTGGTGATATAGTATTCTATAGATCAGGTAGCTCTTTTTCAAAATTAGGTATTGGTTCAGCTGGACAAGTATTAAAAGTTTCAGGTGGTGTACCAGTATGGGCAGCTGATTCAAATTCAGGTGGTACTGTAACATCAATAGGTTTAGTTTCTGACTCTGGAAGTACAAGTGCTATAACTGTAAGTGGTACATTTACAATTGCTGGTGGAACTAATGTAACAACATCAGCTACAGGTACTACAGTAACAATAAATTCAACTGATCAATATCAAGGAACAGTTACAAGTGTAACAGCAGGAACTGGTATGACACAAAGTGGTACCTCAACTGTTAATCCAACATTAAATGTAATTGGTGGAGATGGTATTACAGCTAATGCTAATGATATAGAAGTAGATAGTACAGTTGTTAGAACTTCTGGTAATCAAACTATAGGAGGAACAAAGACATTTAGTAGTAATATAGTAGTACCAGTTACCCCTAGTATATCAACAAATGCTGCATCTAAAAATTATGTAGATACACAGCTAGCTGGTTCAGGGGTGTTAATCTTCCAAGGAGGATATAATGCATCTACTAATTCACCAGATCTTGATAGTAATCCTAGTGCAAGTATTAAAAAAGGTTGGTCATATGTTGTTACAGCTGACGGTTCATTCTTTAGTGAACAAGTAAGAGCAGGTGATTTCTTAATTGCTAATCAAGATGCTCCAACTGCTTTAGATGAATGGACAACTGTTCAGAGTAATATTGATTTAGCTACAACTTCAACTCCTGGTATTGCATCATTTAGTAGTGCAAGCTTTGCAGTTAGTGCAGCTGGACAGGTTACAATTAAAACAGGTGGTGTTAGTGATGCTCAATTAGCAAGCACATTCAATAAGATTATTGGTACTGATTCAGATATTAATACTTCAGGTATTACTGTAATTGATCAGTTAAATATGACTGATGGTGTTATCCAATCACACTCTACAAGATCATTACCAGGTGCTAATCAAACAACTGTTGGTGTAGTAGAAATGGCAAATACTACTGAAACTACTGCAGGTACATCTACAACTTTAGCTATATCTCCTGCAACTTTAAGAGATGCTATAGAAAGAGAAGGATATACAGCTAGTTTCCCATCAACTAATTCACAAACATCATTTACTATTTCAGCAGGTACACATAAATTAGGTACTGATCCATTAGTTGTTCAAGTATATGGTAAATCAGGTGCACAAGTATTTATGGATACTACTGTTGATCCTACTAGTGGAGATATAGAATTATCATGGACTACAGCTGTAAGTGCAAATGAATTTGAAATAGCAGTTAAAAGAGTAAGATAATTTTGTTAATCAATATAAGGGGAGTTGTGTTAATTAGTAGTAACCAACTCCCTTTATTATAAATTTATTATCTTAGCAAACAAAAGATGAAATGGCAATAGATTTTTTAACCGGTGTAAGTGTAGATGGAAATAGTGCTGTAACAGGAACTTTTTCTGTTAGTAGTATTTCTAATGATAATTCTACATACACAGGTATTATGGTATGGGACGGTGGAGTTCTTAAATATAGAACTAAAGCACAAGTCCTTACAGATATTGGTGCTACTGGTAATTTAGGTAGTGTAACTTCTGTTACTGTTCAAGGAACAACAGGTTTATCTGGTTCTGGTACTGTTACATCTAGTGGTACAATAACTATTACCAATGCTGATAGAGGATCTTCACAAGCTATATATAAAAATGTAGCTGCTGACTCAGGAGGTACAGCCACTGCTAATAGCAATAATGATACATTAACTATTACTGGAACAGGTGGTACTACTACATCTAGAAGTGGTGATACAATCACTATAAATTCTTCTGATAATAATGACAACTATTATGTTACAGGATTAAGTTTTAATACTAGTAATGGTGTTTTAACAGCAACTAGAAATGGAGGATTATCATCTTTAACTGTAGATTTAGATGGTAGATATGTAACAAGCTCAGGTGTAACAAGTGTTGCTACAGGAGATGGCTTAACAGGAGGAACAATAACAGGTTCTGGCACTATAAGTGTAGACTATGGTGTTAATGGATTAATAGCAGATTGTCCAGGTGGTTCAGGAAACCCTGAATCAGATGATCTTGTAATGATTGGTTTAGATTCCTCATCAAGCGGTGAAACAAGATCTTTTGCTTTAGTTGATTTACCATTTACAAATAATCAAGGAGATATAACTGCTGTAACAGCTGGTGCTGGTTTAAGCGGTGGTGGTACAAGTGGATCAGTATCATTAGCAGTGGGAGCTGGATCTGGTATTAATGTAGGTCAAAGTACAGTATCTGTAGATTATGCTGGTACAGATAATGTTATCTTAGAAGCAACTTCAGCTAGTAGTGTAAGCAAAGAAGATTATATAATGTTTAGTGATGCAGGCAATAATAGCGTGTATTATACAATTATAGGTAATTTACCATTTAGCAACAATGTTGGTGATATTACAAGCGTTACTGCAGGAGCAGGATTAACTGGTGGGGGTACAAGTGGTGCAGTTACAGTTTCTGCTGATTACGCAGGTTCAAGTTCAAATCTTGTTACGGATGCTACAGCACTATCTAATCAGCTTACTGCTAAAGATCTAATACTATATGCTGATGATGATGATAGTTTTAAGGTTAAGAAAGCTGCTTTAGATGATATTTGCACATTTATTAAATCTTCATGTATTAAAGGTGGTACAATAGAACCAACTAGAATTAATGCAAGTGAGCTAAATGTTGGCGGTATAAACGTTACAAGTTATATTGATTTAAAGGATAATGATATATTACGTTTTGGAACAGGTGATGACTGTGAATTCTTTACTAATGGATCTCATATGTATATGGATCTTAACTCTGGTATAGGAAACTTTTATATAAGAGATGGTACTACTACCCGTTATACATTTGATGATAACGGTAGTTTTACAGCTACAGGAAATGTCACTGCGTTTTCAGACGTAAGACTAAAAGATAATATTGAAACACTAGATGGCTCTAAAGTTTTAGAGATGAGAGGTGTGTCATATACTAAAGAAGGAGAAAAAGGATCTGGTGTTATTGCACAAGAACTAGAAAAAGTAGCTCCTGAGTTAGTACATACTATGGAAGATGAAGATGGTACAAAAGCTGTAGCATATGGTAATTTAGTTGGATATTTAATTGAAGCAGTTAAAGATCAACAAAAACAAATTAATGACCTTAAAGCACAATTAGATGGCCTTAGCAAGTAGTGGAATAATGTCTATAGGTGGTACTACTACTAATAGATCTATTAACTTAGAGCTTGGTTTAGCACAGAATGCTAATTCAGGATTAAATCAAATTAATTTTAGAACATTAGCCGGTGTTTTATCAGGTCCTATAAGTATGGATGATTTTTATGGAAAGAGTGCAAGCACATGTACTAGATATGATAGTAGTTCAGTAAATGGTAAATCTGCAGGTGATGCATGTAAGATGGAGGTAACTAAACAATATTATCATGATGGTGATGATCCTAATCCAACCACTGGTGATTTTGTATATAGCAACAGCGGATGTAGTATTGCTTTAGGTAATGGATGGTATAGATTATCAAATAACACTTATATACAAGTAAGTAGTGGTAGAGTTCAAGCTTATGGAGCATGTGGTAAATAAATAAATTATGGCAAAGAAAAAAACAAAAAAGAAAGTTGCTGCTGAAAAACCAGTTATTAAAAAAGCTGTAGAAAAGAAGCCTGCAATAAAGAAAAGTACAAGGAAAAGAAAGCCTAGTAAAGCTGTTATTTTTAAATTAAAACAAGCTGCTGAGCAAAAACTTAAAGACCTTAGAAAAAAAGAAAAACCTTTTGTAAGATATTCTTTTCATATTGATTCTATAAAAGTAGATTCACAAAACATATTAGAAGAAATAACATATAACTATAAAGGTACTATGGTTATTCCTAAATCACAGAAAGATAACTATAAAGCAGGCACAACATATGTTACTGGTGTATTTATTATACCAAGTAATCTTGAATGGGATGGAAGTACCAAAGACTTTAGTAAAGTATCTAGAAGTAGTATTATAACTTTATTAAAAAACAATATTAGAAAAGGTCATATTGATGGTATGAAAGAAATAATTGAAAAAGAATTAATGCCAGAATTTAAAATTATTAAAGATCTTCCTTGGAAATCTTAAATATTTAATTATCTTTGTAACTAATAATTATTAAAACCAATACGTAAAATGGCAAAGTCAAAAACATCTAAAGCAAAGAAAGTTACTGCAAAGGAACTTGAAGCAGTTAAAGATCTGCAAAGTAGAATTAACACGGTTATCATGAACATTGGTAATGCAGCGTTAGTTAAGAATCAACTAGTTAATAATCATTCAGAGTTGCAAGCTGAATGGAAAGCTGAAACAGCTAAACTAGAAAAGAAATATGGAAATGTAAACATCAGTCTAGAAGATGGTGCAATTAGTCCAATAGAAGAAAAGGAAGAAGTTCCTGCTGTAAAAGCATAATTACTCCCCTCATATTTGTTTGTATAAAATTTTTTAAAACCAGCATTAACTTGTTTGGTTTTAAAAAATTTTGTATATTATTACTGTATAGTTACAACAGAGTAGTACTTTATAGTAAAAAGAACATTTATGATTCCAACAAATTCAAGCGGCACCACAAATGGGTGTGATAATATATCATCTAATTGTGTAGTATGGCAAGGTCCTGATATTGCGTGTATAGATTTATGCAGTGGAGATACAATTAGTGAGGTTACAGCTAAGATTGCTACAAAGGTATGTGACATAATTACAAACGGTGTTTCAGCTAATCCAAGTTTAACAGGATTAGATATTACATGTTTAAATGTTAGAGGTACAACACCAACTCAGCTTGTACCAGTATTACAAGCAATGGTAAATCAGATATGCTTGAATAGCAATTCTACTTCTTTACCACCAACCAAACGAGTACAAGATGATCTTCCTATTATGACATTACCTGCATGTATGCAGTATAATGACAAAAGTGGAAATCCAGTAACACAACTACGTTTAGATTTATTTGCTGAACTTATAGCAAATCAAGTATGTACTAATTTAGCTAGCATACAAACTATAAACTCTACTTTAACTAGTTATAGTAATAGACTAGATGTGTTAGAAGCATGTGTATTACCATGCTCAGGAGCAGTAACTGAGGTACAAATTATACCAACTTGCGTTAGTAATGTAGGTAACTTAACTAATGTATCAGTTGTTGTTTCAGCATTAGAGAGTGCATATTGTACATTAGTAGGAGGAACAGGGACAGTTGCTCAAATGAATTTAGCAATAGCTCAAACTTCAATAACAAGTGCATCTCCAACAAGAGCTAATTCTGGTGCTACATACAGTAGTATAACAGGATGGCAACCAACTCCAACTACATTATCTCAATCATTACAAAACGCTTGGATAGTGATTGATGATTTATATGCAGCAGTAGGAGATATACAAACAAACTGTTGTTCAAGTGGATGTGATTCTGTAATCTTTGGATATAGTACATCTACAGGAGTAGGAGCAAACGGTCTTTTAAACAATGTTAACTTTAATTTTATTGGTTCAACTATACCAAGTTCATTTAATGATTCAGCAGGATTTAGTAAACTTACTTTAACAGATGCATTAGGTGCTTCATTAACTCAAGTAGTTAGTGTTTCAAGTTTACAAAATAGTTCTAGTGGTTTTGATTTTGCAACAGGTGCTTTAGTTACTACACAGGATTTATCAATACAAGTTCAGTTTAGTGTAACTAATGGTGTAGATACTTGTGAGGCAACTCAAAGTAATACAATACCTGGTGTAATTCCATGTCCAACAGTAACTATGACAGCAATAACAGGTTCAGAAGCAACAGTTCAATTTCTAAATCCATTAGGAACTAGTGCAGTTTATATATTAGATGTATTAGATGCTACAAATACAGTTGTTGCAACATTTACACAAAACAATCCACCTAGCAATGTATCATATCAATTTACAGGATTAACTCCAGGAACACCTTATGTTCTGAGAGTAACAGTACAATATTTAGGTGGAACACAAGTATGTCCAGGAGTAGTGTTTAGTACTGCTTCAGGTGCGGCACCATGTACAAATGGAATGGATGTAGCATTTATAGTTGACTATACTGGAAGTATGGGAGGTGAGATTGATGATATTAAAACAGGTATTGCAAGTATTATATCTACAATTGATACTGCTTCAGGAGCTAATAACTATAGACTAGGATTAGTAACAGCAGATGAAAATACAACGGGAACACCAACTTATAATACTTCAACAGATTACTTAGCATTACCTGCATCACAAAGAATTATAAATACAGGAGCTAATAATCATTATCAGTTTATTACAGCATGGGAAATGTTCCAAGATAATAACAATACAACATTTACTGCTCAGTTAAATAAACTTAACAGTGGAACAGCTCCAAGTGGTGTGCCACTAGGACAAGGAGATGGTACTCCAGAACCTACAGATATGGCACTTGGTCAAGTTATTGAATCTAGCAACTTCTTAAATGCATTTAGATCTAATGTAGCTAAGTATTGTATAATCATAACAGATGCACCAGCAGGTGGAGATGATGATAACTTTGATGCAGTTGACTATGCAAGAATTGGTAGCTTAACTACTACTGCATTAAACAATGGAATAAAAGTATTTGTACTTGGTACAGGAGTTAATTCAACTTATGTATCTGGTGGAGTTACAGTATATCCATGGAGAGAAATAGCAACTAATACTGGTGGTAATTGGAATGTAAGTGAAACTCCAACAGTTATACAGAATGAAATAATAGCTGGTTGTTCATAAAATAAAAAAGAAATAAAATGGCATGTAATTGTACAAAATGTGATCAAAAATGTGGATGTAAAGACACAGCATTAACTAATCCATGTACTTATACGGATTGTAGTGTAGGTAGTGAAAGATGTTCAGATATTCAATGTGCTGAATGTGTAAGCTATTGTGGTACTTCATTTCAAATTGGAGATGCAAATGCTAGAATTACAATTCAATCTGGAGAAAGACTTGATTCTATTATTCAGAAATATGCAATGATTCTAGCAAACGGATTAGGTGCTTGTACTTCAAGTGATGTTCAACATGATCCATTTAATGTATACGCAGGGGTTATTACAAAAGATTCTGTTAATGTAATATGGAATGGAATATATAGTTCTAGTACAGGATTTAATATATACATAGACACAGTAATAGCACCAAGCGGATGGGGAACTCCTGTTAATGGAGGTACTCCAATTGTAACTACAATAAGTAATTATACAATAACCAACTTATTAGCTAGTACAGCTTATAAAGTTAAAGTAGTAGATAATGGCAATTCTGCAGCATGTAAGCCTATAGAAATCCTGTTTACTACCTTAGCATCATAATACAACAACAGCAAGTAGTGGTTTGTTGGTTTTCTACTGCAAACGTTGGGAGAGACTGGGTTTAAATCCGGTCTCTTTTTTTTTTGTATCTTTAGCCAAAAATAAAAAACACATGGGAAATTTAAAACAGAGAATAATTGAATCTTTAAAATGGAAAAAGCACCCAAGTTATTGTGCAAATAAACTAAATATTACTGAGAAACAATATATAAAAATTAAAAAAGAAATATTACAGGAAAGAAAAGAAGAAAGAAAGAGAAGTAAGTTTTTTACAAATGATGATGGTCAATGTCAAATTACTGAAGCGGTAGATTTAGAAAAAGGACAAGGTAAACTATCAGGAACATTTGATCATGAGCCAAAGTCTTCTGAAGAAATAATAAAACTCTTAAAGATAGATACTAACAAATGGAGATTATCTCAATATTGGAACAAACAAATGGGAGATCATTGGAGAGTATCAGCTTTAGTTACTCAAATAAAAAACCCTGAACAACAACTCTTTGAAGAGCTGCTTGCCAATTGGAAACCTAAGACATATAAAATACCTAAATTAAAACCTGTTAAATCTAAAGATCCTGTATGTGCTGTAATGTCTTTACAAGATATTCATTTTGGTAAAGAAGGTAATGATACTATTGATAAAGATTTTGAAGACACTATTATAAATCTTATGAGTAGAGCTGCACCAGTTAATTACATTGAGAAAATGTATTTTGTTGTAGGAGGGGATCTAATCAACATGGATACTTTTGAGGGTACAACTACTAGTGGAACTGTATTAGATAACTGTATGACTGCTACAGATGCTTATATGCAAGCATTTGATGCAATGCATTGGGCTATAAATTATTTAAAAGCATTTTGTAATGAGCTTGTTATAGTATATGTTCCAGGTAATCATGATAGATTATCTTCTTTTCATTTAGTACATGCTTTATCTAAATCTATAGAGTGTAATCAAATTACTTGGGATATAAAATATGAAGAAAGAAAAGTTCATGTTTGGCATAATAACTTTAATGCATTTGAACATGGTGATAAACGTAGTAAAAATAACCCTTTAATATTTGCTACTGAGTATCCAAAAGAATGGGGAGCAACTACAAATAGAACATTATTTAAAGGTCATATTCATACAGATAGAAAAGTAGAATATATGACATCAAATGAAACAGCTGGTTTTGTAGAAAAGACATTACCTAGCCTAGGTAAGGCAGATTATTACCATTATAGCAATAAGTATGTAGGTAATAGAAGATCTGGTAAATTAGAAATTCAACACCCTACAATGGGTAATATATGTGAGTTAACCTATCAAGCACTGTAAAGACCTTACTTTTAATTTCATAAAGTGAGGTTTTTTTTGTAAATTATAAATATAACTATATGATCAACAATTTTAAAAAACCCAATCTAAATGCTCCTAGATATAGAGAGAAAAGGTTAGGGTTATTAAATGAAGAAACAATAAGGGAGTTTAAAGATAAGAAACCTTTATACTCTCATATAGATAATGTTAAACTAAAAAAGATAATAAAACTATATAATAGAAGACTTTGGGAAGCAGTAGTTAAAAACAGAAATGGAGTAGAATTACCAGATTCATTGGGTTATTTATTTATAGGAACATGTAAAGCAGCAAAGACAGTAAATACAAACTATGCCTTATCAAAAGAGTATGGTAAAGTATTACAGAATAAAAACTGGGAAACTGATGGTAATTTAGGAAAAATATTTTATACAAACTATTCTACTAAATACAGATTTAAAAATAGAGAGTTATGGAGGTTTGTAGCTTGCAGGGATTTTAAAAGGACAGTTGCCAAAGAGTATCCTAAGAGTTGGACTAAGTATGTAGTTATGAAGAACAAATATAAGGTAGCTCATTTATATGATGAAAACTTTGAAGAAACCAACAAAGCTTTAAATTATTATAATGAATTTGAAAAATAAAAAACATGGCAACAATTGGAGAAACAATATCTAGAGTCAGAGGGCAAGTAAAAGCAGAAGTCCAAGATGCTTTTATTACAGATAGATATATATACAGTCTAATAGAAAAGCATGCACAGTTTTTAATGAGAAGACAAGACTATGCAAATAAACTATTAAAGTTTAATTCAGTATGGAAAACTTTACCATATGTAGAACTTATTGAGGTAGATAAAATAGAAGCACATTGTGCTGGGATTACAAGTGGCTGTACAATCAAACGTACAAAACATAAGTTACCTTCTATGTTTGAAGGATATTGGGGTCCACTGATCCGTACTATTAGTTCAATAGATGGTTCACAGGAATTACAAGCAACACAACCAGGCACGTATACTTCAATGACTAAATCAACCAGCTTTAAATATAACAACACATTATATTTTTGGTGGTTAGATGGATATATTTATTGTCCTAATATAGCATGGGATGCTATTAAAGTAGAAGGAGTTTTTGATTCTGATATTACTGCTTGGGATTGTGATACAACAAATGATTGTACTCCAAGATATAAACAAGAAATATATATACCTGAAGCATTATTTGCAGAGATAGAACAACAGGTAGTATCTACTATGATGAATACATTAAAAGTTCCTTCTGAAGATTCTGATAATAAACGTAACTTAATGAGAAATTAAAATAAAAAATCATGGGAGTATCACAAAAATATAGAACGTTCAGTCAATTAATGGAAGATGTTTCTATTGATTTTTCTAATTATGCATTAGAAGGAATGATAGAACCAGCTCAACTTATTAAAGTAGCTACTAGAGTTAACTATGATCTAGGTCTAAAAATACATAGAACAAAAGAAGTTATTTTAGATATAGAGCATGGTAAAGCTCAAATGCCAACGGACTTTCAATATTTAAACTATGCATTTAGATGTGGTTCTTATTCAATAAATAATACAATGCCTTCTGGA